ATTATAAGCGTTGGGGTGGCGAACATAATATGCCAGGAAATGACGGAGGAAAATTCAAATTTGCGCTTGATACTGTCAGGCGGTGCGGTGGTGTGTTGGAACATCCGGCTAGAACCGGTGCATGGTTTCGCTATGGGTTGTCAAAGCCTCGGCAATCCGGTTGGCAAAAAACAATAGATGGCGGGTGGGTGTGCGAAGTTTGGCAGTCTGTATATGGTCATAAGGCAAATAAAGCTACATGGCTTTATTTTGTTGGTAGTCCAGAACCAGCTAAGTGGGAACGAAAAAAAGGTACTCATCAAGTAGGTTTTCACGACCAGCGCGGAAAAGAAAAAAACAAGCCTACTTTAACCAAAAAAGAAGCCAATGCGACACCATATGAGTTTGCTTTATACTTGATTGAATTGGTTGGCAAAATCCATGAAACCAGGCGACAAAATCAAGGCTGTTAGAGGGACATATCGCGGCGAGACTGTCCAGCTCCGCAGCCGTACCACGGAGTATGATTTGCACTCGGGCAATCGGCGGGCGGCTTGGATATGCTGGTGCCGTAACGATATTACGCTGGTTTTTGAGGATGAACTACATGAAGCAACGCACTAAGATGGTTATGGAACAAAAATTACCTGATGAAAGCGTAAGATGTTGCTATAATTGCGTGAGTTGGCACAGAAAACGATACATACATTGCCAATGCTCAGGTCCGTATGGCGGTGATATTCTTGGTGATAAAAAATGCGTTTTCAAACCCAAAAAACGGAGTTACAAATGCCTAAATCGCAAATAACAAAAGAGTCTGCAAAACAGATGCGCGATAACTGTACCGCAACTCTATTAACTTCTACAGAATGTTATTGTCCTATTTGCGAGAAAAAACATAAAGTTATGATGAATTGGATTGGGCGCGGTATTCCGCGCAAGTTCTGCCGAGAATGCAAGCTGTCTGGTTTCCATGATGAGTATTAAGTACCAGACACGCACGGCAATGTGATATTTTCTCAAATAAAAACGGAGCTGTCGGGGGGACACGCATGAAAAATGTAGCCATAGTTTTGATTCTGGTTATACCGGCCGGCGCCTATGCGTTTGATCCGTGGAGCCGCGACGATATAGCAAGGCATGTCGTATGGACGCAACTCAAAACAATCGATTTTCTGCAAACGCTAAAGATTGCCAGGGACCAGGACAAATACCACGAGGTTAACCCATTGTTGGGAGAGCACCCGGAACAATGGCAGGTTGCGGCCTATTTTGCGTCAAGCTATATTGTGCAAACTGCGATTATACATATTTTGCCGTCAGATTATCGTCCGTTAGTGCAATATCTATTCATCGGTTTTAATGGAGCATGTGTGGCAAATAACCTATCAATCGGGCTTGGGTTTGGGTTCTAAAAATGGCATCTCCTAATTGGCTTGATTGGACGAGCATAACATCTAAAGATTTAACAGATAGGATTGAACCTGTAGGCTATGGTCTACTAAAGAAGTCTGAAAATCTTGGGGATGGATGTTGGTGTAAGGTATGCAGAAATATTGGTAAATATTCATGGTTGTCAGACTACGATGAAACAAAATGCCAAGGTATTAAGTTGGGATGGCATAAAAATTAAAATCAGAAAGGAAAAAAAGTGGCAGACGCAAGAACTTACTGGACAACAGACGACGAGATCCGCTTTATCGCTGGACTTGGGACAGGCAAATGGAGCACATCGTACCGCGTAACTCAGGCCGGAAGAGAACAGCTATTGAAACGCTACAAGCTTGCTGCGCTTGATCGGGTTAAGTGGGGCGGGATTGACAAGGGCAAGGTTTTAGAGGCGCTTGATACTGAGTTGATGTCCTACTCTTGACAAGTGTTTAAATATATGTTTAAATAGCCGTTAACTACAATTAACGGCTATTTACGCATGGACAAAGAAGAACAAAAACCGCCTATTGGCAGACCTACTAAGTTCACAGATTATATCCAATGCAAGATTCAACGTCTTGCCCCTCTCGGTCTTACTAATAAACAACTCGCAGCAGCAATAGACGTAACAGAAACAACGCTTTACAATTGGCAGCTTGAGCATAAAGCATTTTTTGAGGAACTCACGCGAAGTAAGCGTAATGCAAACAAAATAGTTGCTGCATCGATGTATCAGGCCGCAATCGGATTTTCGGTTGAGGAAGATAAAATTTTTTGCACAGATGGTAAGGTTACAACCGTTAGGACAATAAAAAACTATCCGCCCGACATGAAAGCTGTTGCTCTTTGGCTTAAAAACCGAGAACCGGATAAATGGAGAGATAAGATAGATCATGAACACACCGGTGAAGGCGGCGGACCAATAAAAACATCTATTGAGGTTGTTTTCATTGGCAAAGACAAACAAAGTAACGGCTGAGTTCCCTGAGAAGCTTGGCTTCTTGTTTCAGCCGAAGCGTTACAAGATAGCCTACGGAGGGCGCGGCGGTTCTAAATCGTGGGGATTCGCTCGCGCTCTTTTGATTTTGGCGAGCATGAAGCAGTTGCGCGTTTTATGCTGTAGGGAAATTCAGAAGTCGATTAAAGATAGCGTTCATAAGCTTTTGAAGGATCAAATAGCAGCACTTGGGCTTGATTACTTTTTCAACATACAGGAAACCAGTATCAAGGGCGCTAATGGTAGTGACTTTAGCTTTATAGGGTTACGGCACAATTCAAGCAATATCAAGAGTTACGAAGCTGTTGATGTCGCATGGGTTGAGGAAGCCGTTAACGTAAGCAAAAGCTCATGGGAGATCTTAATCCCGACTATACGCAAAGATAATAGCGAAATATGGGTGTCGTTTAATCCAGAACTTGAGGATGATGAAACGTATCAGCGTTTTGTTTTGCGGCCACCAGACAATTCATCGGTTGTCAAAATAGGTTATCAAGACAATCCGTGGTTCCCGCCTGTGTTGGAGGCTGAGAGGCTTGAGCTAAAACGCAAGGATCAAGACGCATATCTTAACGTGTGGGAAGGGCATTGCCGGGAAGTTTTGGAGGGCGCGATCTACGCAAATGAACTTAGAGCAGCCAAAGAAGAAAATCGCATCGCTAAAGTCAATTATGACGCAAGCGTTCCGGTGCATACATTTTGGGATTTAGGTTGGGCTGATAATACATCTATTTGGTTCGCTCAAGCCGTTGGTATGGAATATCGCGTTATAGACTTTTATCAAAGCCAGTTCCAGCCGATAAGCCACTATCTAAAAGTGCTTCAAGACAAGCCCTACGTTTATGGTAAACATTGGTTGCCTCACGATGCCAGGGCAAAACAACTTGGAACTGGCAGAAGTATCGAAGAAATTATGACAGAATCTTTAGGGCTTAACAAGGTTGAAATAGTTGCTCAATTGTCGGTGCAAGACGGCATTAATGCCGCTCGTTCGATATTTGGAGTTTGCTGGTTTGACCAGGATAAATGTGCTGACGGGTTGTCAAGCCTGAGACGATATAAATACTATTTTGACCAGGATACAGGAAAATTTAGCAAAACGCCTGAGCATGACGAAGCCAGCCATGCGGCGGATGCTTTTAGATATATGGCTCTATCGCTTAGAAGAGAGCCAACTCGTAAATCTCAACAGATATACCAAGAACAATCATGGGCGAGCCTATAATGGCTAAAAAGAAAACGGATAACGAGTTTTTGAGGTTGGCGCGGGAGCGTTTTGAAGATGCTAAGGCCGGAGAGCAAGACATCCGCGAGCTTTCAGACCACGATATAAAATTTGACAACGGCGAGCAGTGGACCGATGCTGAAAAGATTGAGCGCAAAGGCCGTCCTTGCCCGGTAATCAACAAGGTTTCTGGCACCAACAAACAGATTTTGGGTGATGCCAGGCAGAATAGGCCGCGAATTAAGGTTCGCCCGGTTGATAGTTCCAGCGATCCGTTCAAGGCCGAGATTTTAACCGGTTTGATCCGCAACATAGAAAACGTATCCGACGCTGAGTCTGCTTATGACTACGGCCACGAGTGTTCAGTGCGCGGTGGTTATGGGCATTGGCGAGTTTTAACCGAATATTCTGATGATTCATTTGACCAAGAAATCCGCATAAAGCGGTTGCACAATCCGTTTTCCGTGTTTTTCGATCCGGCGAGTGTTGAACAGGATTATTCTGACGCCAAGTATTGTTTTATCACCGACGAATTAACCAAAGAAGAATTTGAAACCCAATATCCTGACGCTGATTTTGTAGACTGGGAAAACTCCGAAACGCATAAAGACAACTGGATTAACGGCGATCGTATCACTATCGCAGAATATTTTTACAAAGAACCGGCAAAGAGACACTTGTTTGAGTTTACAGACGGCCGAGTTATTGAAGTCAACAAGCCTGAAATGTTTGACCAGCCGGAGACGCCGCCATCTCATCAACTCGACCAGGCAACAGGCCAGATAATTGAAACGCCAGGACAGCCGGCGTCAAAGTGGGTTTACGGTGAAGGGTTTGAACAACCCTTGCAATATAAACGTGAACGGGTTGCAAATTGCGAAAAAGTCAAATGGTGCAAGCTTTCCGGTTCTCAAGTTTTGGAGGGTCCGCAAGATTGGGCTGGCAAATATATCCCTGTTATCAGGGAACTCGGCGAAGAAATTTGGATTGACGGAAAGAGGGTTTTGAGAAGCGCAACGCGGCAGGCTATAGACCCACAGCGGCTTTATAATTGGGGCGCTGCTAACGCTATTGAGGTTTTGGCGCTTGGCCCTAAACAGCCGTATCTGATGACCGGAAAGCAAGTTGAAGGCTATGAATCAGAATGGGAGCGAGCGTTTCGGCGTCCGTCGTCTTATTTGCGTTATAACCCTGATCCGCAGGCAGGAGGCCCGCCGCAGCGTCAAAGCCTCGATGTTTCAACAGCAGGCATAACCAACTTCCTGATGGTTGCATCAGATGACATTAAGAGCACCACAGGGCTATTTGACGCCTCTTTAGGCAAACAGGGTAACGAGACATCTGGCCGTGCCATTATAGCTCGCCAGCGCGAGGGAGACACAGCTACATTTGTTTTCAGCGATAATCAAGTCAAGGCGATTAGATACACCGGAAAGATATTGGTTGACCTGATACCGAAGATATACGACACAGAGCGCGTAGTCCGTCTAATGGGCGACGATCTTAAAAAGTCAATGGGCCAGGGCCAGCAGCAACAGCAGATAACCGTTGCGCCCGATGGTATGTCGGCTTGGGTGAAGGTAAATATAGTCGATCCGGCTACCGGTAAAGTAATTGCAAACGATCTATCTCTTGGCAAATATGATGTGGTTGTTGACGCCGGCCCAGGTTACATGACAAGGCGCATTGAGGCCGCTGACGGCATGGTGCAATTGGCGCAGGCGGCCCCTCAGTTAATGCCGGTATTGGTGCCGAGAGTAGCTAAAAATCTTGATTGGCCGGATAGCCAGGAGATTGCTGAGGAAATTAAGCAACTCACACAACCGCAGCAACCACCGCCAGACCCGCGCATTCAGTTGGAAATGGAAAAAGGCAAGCTCGACCTGCAAGGTAAACAGCTTGATAACCAGGGGAAGGTTATCGACATACAAAGTCGAGCGCAGGCTAACCAGCAGGCCGGAGCCGAAGGCGAGCAAAAAATGGCGCAGATAGCTCAGGCTGTTGTCGTAGGAACGTTGCGACAACTTGGAATGATTAGATAGTTTACTGGCGAATGCCAGGCAATTAAATCACCGGGCAACCGGGCAAAAGAGGATGAAATGGCAGACGAATTGAATCAGGGAACACCACCCGCAGACGGCGCGACACCAGCGGAACCGCCACCCGCACAACCGACCGGCGAAGAAAAAACACCGGAACAAATTGAAGCTGAAAAGAAAGCTGCCGACGAAGCAGCAGCAGAAAAGCAAAAAGCCGACGATGACGCCGAGGAACAGGCGATAAAGAAAAAGCCTTGGTTTCAAAAGCGCATTGACGAAATTACCAAACAGCGGCACGAGGCCGAGCGTAGGGCACAAAACCTTGAGCAAATGCTGCAAAAGGTTATCGAACAATCGCAGATTTCAACCAGGACGGTTCAACCTGGGCAACCTCAACCGCAAGAGCAGACGCCTGTTTTTCAACCTACACGGCCGGCGCCGACGCGGGAGCAGTTTGAGTTTGACGAAGAAAAATATTTTAACGCTGTTGTCGATTGGAGGCTTGAACAGAGAGAAGCCGAAGCGCAGCAGCGGCAGCATCAGAACAAAATTCAAGCCACTCAGCAAGAGTTTTTGAACGAGGTGAAAAACCGGACCACGCAAACAGTTGCAGCAGGACGCGAAAAATATCCAGATTATGATGAAGTTTTTAAATTGCCGCCTACTGTAATGGATGACGGAATGCTTGTGGCTGTTTTGGAGACT